AAATGCCTGAGGCAGAAGTTTCTTTTGTTTTAACAAACGATACTCTCAATAAACTAAAACGTGCAGCATCCACTCTCGGTCATGATGAATTATCTATCACAGGTAAAGATGGTGTGCTAAATTTATCTGTAGTAGATAATCAAAATACTACATCAAATACATTTTCTATCGATATAGATGGCGAGATTAAAACGGATTCACCTTTTAATTTCATTTTGAGTATAAATAATCTCAAGATTTTACCAGGAGATTATGAAGTAGATATCTCCTCAAAACTTATAACACAATTTAAAAATAAAGACGTTAATGTGACTTATTGGATTGCATTAGAAAAAATATCTAAATTTGGAGTATAATAGAATGTCTGAACAACTTGAAGAATTAAAAGATCTTTCAAATAAATCTGCTCGTAGCACTATCGCAGTAATCGATGCTATGACTCAACGTGGCGCATTTAAAGGTGAAGAGTTATCCACCATCGGAACTTTGCGTGATCAATGCATACAAGTCGTAAGTCTTACAGAACAGATGCAGCAAGAAGCAGCAATGGAGTCTGAAGACGAAGAATAAACTTTACAATCTCTCTTTTTTGTGATATAATTATTTTTTGTTATGGAGATTGTGAATGTCTAACGACTTCTTATGGGTCGAGAAGTATCGACCTAAAAAAATTGCAGATACGATTCTTCCTAAAAGTTTGAAGAAAGTATTTGAAAAAATAGCAGATGGCGGAGAGTTACCTAATATGCTCTTCTCTGGCACTGCTGGATTGGGTAAAACTACTGTTGCTCGTGCTTTATGTAATCAACTTGAATTAGATTATATTTTAATCAATGGATCTGAAGAAGGTAATATAGATACTCTACGAACGAAGATTAAACAGTTTGCTTCGTCAGTTTCTTTACAGGGAGGATACAAAGTTGTCATACTCGACGAGGCAGATTATCTCAATCCACAATCAACACAACCAGCATTGCGTGGGTTCATTGAGGAGTTTGCTAACAACTCTCGTTTTCTTCTAACTTGTAATTTCAAGAATAGAATAATTGAACCACTACATTCTCGATGTGGAGTGTATGAGTTTAATACATCTAAAAAAGATATGGTTGAATTATGTCAACAGTTTCTTACAAGAGTGGAATATATACTTAAAGAAGAAAAAGTAGAGTACGACAAAAAAGCAGTTGTCGAACTCATAATGAAACATGCACCAGATTGGAGAAGGATACTCAATGAACTTCAGCGACAAAGCATGGTGGGTTTTGTGGGCGGTGACACTGGTAATAATACTGCAACCATTGACTCGCTTTTTGATCACCTAAAAAACAAAGATTTTAAAAAGATGCGTCAGTGGGTCGTAAATAATATCGATACTGATGCATCTGCAATCTTTCGTGGTATATACGATCGTATGTATGATAAACTAAAACCACAGTCAATCCCTCAACTTGTTTTAATCTTAGCAGATTATCAATATAAAAATGCGTTTGTTGCCGATCATGAACTTAACGTGGTTGCTTGTATGACGGAGATTATGGCGAATGTCGAGTTTTCATAGTGCTTGGCGTATATGGGCGAAAACTATTGGAAGTAAAATAGGAGATGATCACGAAAGTGATATCGCTGCCGTGTTACGCACTATATGGGTATTTACTCATTTACTTGCATGTTTTTTTATTATTGCACATAATGGCACAAAGTTAGGTTGGTTCGGATGAATCCTTTTGAATATTTAAATGCTATTAACCACACGAAACAGAATGTTATGGTCGACGATCTGGCAGAAAAGTCGTACAACTCTTTTATGGTCAATCGTGGTCTATCTTATTTTCCTGATACTGTGCTGATGGCAAACGAGATGAATCGATACCATCATATTGATAATCGTTTACAATTTGACTTTTTTATAAATATAATACGAAAGAAAAAACGATTCTCAAAATGGAATAAACCTGAGATCGTAAGTGACGTGGAAGTAGTCAAGCAATATTATGGGTATAGTAATGAAAAGTCCCGCCAAGTCTTGTCCCTTCTCACATCCGAACAGATTGATGAACTAAAGAAGAAGGTTTATAAAGGTGGAAGAAAATAATATAATAGAGTGGACACCGACCTCAATGCTAGAAGTCACTCTTAACGAACCAGATGATTTTTTAAAGGTTCGTGAGACTTTGACTCGCATCGGTGTGGCATCTCGAAAAGATAATAAATTATATCAGTCGTGTCATATATTACATAAACAAGGCAGATATTTCATAGTGCATTTTAAAGAACTATTTCTTTTAGATGGAAAAAAATCAAACTTAGAAGAGAACGACGTTGCTCGTAGAAATACAATAGCGACTCTCATGAGTGACTGGGGTCTTGTCTCAATATATGACAAAACAAAAGCAGAACCACTTGCTCCTCTTCGTCAGATTAAAATAATACCATTTAAAGAAAAAGATGATTGGGAACTTTGTCCAAAGTATAATATAGGTAATGTTAGATAATTATTTGTTGATTAGAGACTTTGAAGTTAATGATCTAAATCAACTTCATAAATCTCGCATGATTGAAAAATTTATAAAAGATAGAATCGAAACAAAAGATACGAGTCAAGGATATAATACAGAGTATTATGACGAAGCATATACATCGATTATATCAAAAAAGTTTCTCGACATAGTTCACGAAGATTTTAATGTTTCAGAAAAATTAAATCCGATACAGACTTGGATTTATGTACAAAATAATAAACACAGTAATAATGTATGGCATAATCATGTCAACACTTCTTCAATCAATGCTGTATATTATATTGATCCACCACCAGAGTTTGGTGGATTAGAAATGAGTTTCGGTGGTCGTAAGTTTACGATAGAACCAGAGGTCAATAAATTATATCTCTTTCCCTATTGGATGGATCATCGACCACTACCACAAGAAAGCAATAACTGGCGCATTAGTGTCAATATTGAATACTTGTGTTTACAAAGACCTATATACAAAAAAACTGACACTTTGTGGTGAGTTTTTTATATATAGTTATATGGATGCCGATAATCGGATCTACTACAAATCTCGCTTAGTCAAGGAGGTTAACATGACAGGCAATACTTTTACGTTCCCACGTGGAGCATTCGTTGGTTTTGATCACATCGCAAGAGATTTAGAACGTCTCGCTAATGCACATCAAAAAGATCATTATCCACCACACAACGTAGTCAAGCACAATGACGATGAGTTTTTAATTGAACTCGCAGTCGTTGGTTTTAAGCAAGAACATATCGATATCTCGATGCATGATGGAATCCTTACTGTAAAAGGTAATCGGGATTCACGTAGAGATCAAAACCTGTATGTTCACAAAGGTATTAGTGGTCGTAAATTCGAGAGGTCTTTTAGACTTTCTGAATTTGTAGAAGTCACTGGAGCTACGCTCGAGGATGGTTTGCTTACAATTGCTTTGGAGCGAATTATTCCAGATGAGAAGCGTCCTCGTAAAATAGAAATCACTAACAATTTACGAGGTAATAATGACAACAATGGTACTACACTACTCAACGAATCTGCTTGATGTAATTAAAACAATTTTAAGAAATCTTATGCTAGGTTGGCAACTTGCTACACAAAAACGTGCTAACATGGAAGTCGCAAAATATCTAGTCGAAGCTGGTGAATATCAAAATATTCATGAAGCAAGACGTGAACTTGATATGAGAGCACAACAATGGTATGAGGAAAACAAAAATGCTTAAATTCTTTTTCAATTACTATCAAACAGAACAGCAACTGTATAACTCCATGAAAAACTGGAGAACAGAATAATAAATAAAGAGGAGCAGTCACACTGCTCCTTTTAACTTATCACGGAGAAAAAGATGGCAGCAGAAAATTATGAAGAATGTTTAAAAATGATATTACATCATGAAGGTGGATATGTTAATCACCCAAAGGATCCTGGAGGCGAAACTAATTTAGGAGTAACTAAACGTGTATACCAAGAGTGGTGCATGAAAGAGGGTTATAATGTAAAAGATATGAAAGACTTGGAGGTGGAAGATGTTGCTCCGATCTATAGGAAAAATTATTGGGACAGAATTAAAGCAGATGAACTTCCCTCTGGTCTTGATCTATGTGTATTTGATTTTGGTGTTAATGCTGGTACTGGAAGGTCTGCAAAATATCTCCAGACTCTCATAGGCACTGTTGCAGATGGTGGCATCGGACCAAACACACTCA